TTATTGCCAAATTGCTTGAATTGTTACGTCGCCAATAGGACTATCAAACCATGAATTAAATACTCTTTGCAAATCCATTGTCTTTTTTGTATCACCATTGTTGATTTTCCAACCAACAAATGTATAGCCATTTTTGACTGGCTCAAACAAAAGAGGATTAGTATTTAGTGCTTTTTTTGGATCTTCGTTATTTTCAATAGCATTTAAAGTATGATTGATATAATAATATACTGGATTTTCAAATCCCTCTTTCAATGCTCCTCCATCATAGTCGTAGGTAATTGCGTATTTTTTAGCATTCCAAATGCCATATACAATTGTTGTATCTGTGAATTTTTTAGTTGAAAAATCAATTGGCTCACCATTTCCTTCTTTATTATCAAACCAACCAACAAATTCATAATGAGGAATTTCTAATTTCGATGAGTCGGGTGGAGTAACTAATGAACCATTTTCTGGGTCTTCAATCAGAGCAGAAGGAAAATTATAACCAAATTTTCCTGGTGCATTGAATGCAACCTTTTTTGGCGCATTTGCAGAAATGCAAATAATAACAATAATGGCGATAAAAACAACAATGATACCAATAATTGTAATGAGTCTTTTTTTATTATTTTTAATACTAGTTTTTTTCACGGTACTAGTATCATATTTCACTTCATTTTCCATAAGAAGTACCTCCATGTAAATATTATAGCACATTTTTAAAATTTAATCAATATATAACCATTAAACTTTCTTTTTTCTTCATAATATGATATAATAGAAAAGTATATATTGTAGAAGGAGTGTACCAAAAATGGATACAAATGTTTTAGTCAAAAATCAAGAGATTTTATTAACAATTAAACGAATTGGAATTAATGGGGAAGGAATTGGTTACTATAAAAGACTTGCAGTCTTTGTTCCAGGAGCTTTACCAACGGAGGAAGCAGTCATAAAGATTACAGAAGTAAGCAATAATTATGCAAAGGGAGAACTTGTAAGAATTAAAAAAGAAAAATCCCCTAATCGTGTAGAGGCGCAATGTCCATATTATCAAAAATGTGGAGGATGCCAACTTCAACATATCAAGTATTATGAACAATTGAAAATAAAACAAGACATTGTGCGTGAAGCCTTTGACAAATACTATGATGGCAAATTAAATGAAAAAGTTTTAAAATCAACGATTGGGATGAATGAACCATACTATTATCGTAATAAAGTGAAATTACCTGTAAGATACGATGGGGAGAGTTTGGTTACTGGTTTATATATGACAGATAGTAATAGACTTGTTTACATTGATAAATGCATGATTGAAAAAAAAGATTTGCGATATGCCGTTGATGAAATATGCAAATACCTCACAAAATACCAAGTAATTGCATATAATCCAAAAACACATGATGGTGTATTACGCCATATTGTCGCAAGAAGCTCTAAGTTAACGGGAGAAATTCAAATTACGCTTATTTTGTACAAACGTGATCAAAGAACAATCAATATTGCTAAAGATTTACTAAAGATTAACCATATTGTTAGTGTTTATATTAGTATCAATTCAGATATAGAGTCAATAGAAAATTTCGGAAAAGAAACCTTTCTTATTGCGGGGAAAGAAACGATAACTGAACGATTAGGTGAATATGAGTTTCAATTATTACCAACTGCTTTTTTTCAATTGAATCTTGAACAAACAGAAAAACTGTATAGTGAAATTACAAAAGTTTCCAAATTAAAAGGATATGAAAATGTGATTGATGGATATTGTGGAGTAGGTACAATTGGATTATGGTTAAGTAAAAATGCGAAAGAAATAAGAGGAATTGATAATAATAAAGAAGCTATTGTGAATGCAAATCAAAATGCTAAAAATAATCAAGTGACAAACGCAAAATTTTATACAGGAAGTATGTTAAATTATATAGAAAAATGGGAGAAAGAAGGATTTGTTCCAGATGTTTTAGTTGTTGATCCACCAAGAACAGGTATGGAATTGAAACTCATTCATTATTTACAGGAACATCCAGTAAAAAAGATAATCTATGTTTCTTGTAATCCGTCAACTCTTGCGAAAAATTGTAATCATCTACAAAAAAAATATCACATCCTTTCTATTCAACCATTGGACATGTTTCCACAAACCTCAAATATAGAGACGGTTGTCTGCTTATGCAAGAAATGATTATCACAAGAAAATTCTGATTTTTTTTCATTATCAGAAGTATTGATTGGAAATTTAAAATATATTACAATTCTTTCGTTATCAACAATTACACTATCGACAAAAGTTGATAGTGTCTTTTTTTTATACTCAATTGTATCCGCATTTGCGGATGAAATAAATTTGTCTATAGCGTTTTTTAACATTTCGGGAGTTAATTTCTCAACATCTATTCTAGGATATGTTTTGATTTGTTCTCTAAAATAATTTTGCATTTTTTCTAACTCATTTTTCTTTGCATTATAACTTTCTTTATCTATTGTACCGTCTAAGAAAATGTCTAAAAGCTTGTTTAGTTGATTACCAATTCTATTAATTTCATTAATTATTTTGCTATTATCGATTTTTTTATTTATCTTATCTAAAATAAGTTGTTTTGCTTTTTCAACAATTAATTTTAAATTTTCTTCGCTAAATATTATGTTTTCAACAGCTCCTAAAACAAAATCTTCAAAATTATCTTTACGTAAATTCTTTAAGACACAACCTTTTGTCATTCCTGATAAAACAGTTTCTCTCTTTGCTTTTTTTGCACATCTATAAAAGTAGGAAGAATAAACTCTATCCGCACCCGTTGATGTTTGGTAAGCTTTATGCGAATGAAAACCTGTTAATGGAGCACCACAACAACCACAGATTGCGTATCCAGTTAATAGATAATCAATACCAGCATCTCTTGCTTTTGCTTTTTCTCGTTTTTCTTTGTTTATAGCAAATGCTTCGTTATAGATTTTATTAATTTTATCAAATAGGTAAGGCGAAACAATCGGATCAACAGCATTTTCTACTTTTATAATATCATTGTTTGTTCTCTTGCTTTTTTTCCCATAAACAAATGTACCTTTATATAATTCATTAACAAGTATTCTAGTAATGTATTCTCTACCAAATCTATTGCCAGTTCTATTTCTAAGGCCACGTTCATTTAGATACCTTGCTATAGCTGCATGACTAAATCCAATTTCAGCTTTTTCAAAGATAGTTCTAATAATTTTTGCTTCCTCAGGAACAATTACATAATGCATTTCTTTGTCAACAGTATATCCGTATGGTGGTATACCACCATTATGTTGACATTTAAGTGCAGCTTCCTTCTTTCCTTTTAAAACTTCTCTGCTAAGATTTCTAGAGTAATACTCACTCATACCCTCATATAATGATTCCAAAATAACTGACTCGGGACTATCATCAAGCGGTTCACATATTGAAATTACTTTAATATTTAAATCGCGAAGTTTTCTTTTATAAAAAACTGAATCATATTTGTTACGTGCAAATCTATCAAATTTATGTACGATAATGGCTTTAAATTTCTTTAATTTTGCATCCTCAATCATATCCTGAAATGCTTCTCTATTATCATTTGTGCCAGACCTGGCTTCTTCAACATAGAATCTAATAAGATTATAATTTTCTCTTTCGCAAAATTCTCTAATTGCTCTTTGTTGGGCCTCAATAGAGAATCCATCTCTTTGACCCTCAGAAGAATATCTGCAATAACCTACTACATCCATTTTATGCCTCCTCTATAATATTTTTTATTACAATGTTACATCCATATGTCATATCTCCACCACCTGTGATATTTGCTATCATTCCGTTAAATTTACAGTTGTTTCCATATTCTTCAAGTAAAGCATTTGCCAAATTGGAGTTAATATTTCCAAGTTTTTTATTAATTCTAGCATTAAAAACAGAAATGCTATTTGGATATTCAGGAGTTGGTGTGTGTAGAATCACTAATTCATCTTCATTTTTACTATTCTTTAAATACTCTTGTCTTCCTTCAAAAGTTACACCTACAATTTTTGTATGTATTGGAAAGTATGTATTTTTCATTAGAATCTGCTTGGTTTGTATAGTCGTTTTATTTTCCACTTTAGTTGTTGCTCCATCGTCAATATTAAATACGATTATTGAAACTGTATTTCTATAGTATTCATCGTAGTCAATTTTATATAAAAAAGCTTTATAGTCAGTTTTAATTAAATAATTGAATTTCTTTGGTAATGTACCAATTTCAACATTACTTAATACCATTACCGAGTTCTTTATTTCATCTAATTCAAAAGTGACTTCATAATGTGGTTCCAAGTTTGGATATTCTTTTAAACTACCTTTAGATATTTCATATTCTGGTTTTAACATATCAATATTTTCTTGGAATTTTTCTCTTTTATTATTAGTTAAAGTAATGAGTGTGTGTGGATATTTCTTTATCAAATCTTGAATTATTCTTTTTTGATTTAGTAATCTATTTATAAGTCTTTCATCATGCTCTTTTCTTGCTTTTTCTCTTTGTATTTCTCTTTCAATTTCCTCTTGGCGCACTCTTTCGGCCCTTTCAGCTTGCTCCTTGAGTTTCTTTTCCTGCTTAATTTTGTGAGTAGTATATATAGTAAGATAGGTTAAATAACCATCGAAGCTCCAAATAACAAGAATAATTAATCCAACTATAGTTGATAGTGTTTCATTTGCATCAATGATACTTGCAAAAGGTACAATAATTATCATAGGTAAAAAGAATCCACCTAAGATTACCAATATTTTAATTTCTGTTTTTAATTTTTTAAACCAATTCATATAATTTACCTCCCATTATATATGCTTTTTAGTTTTCAGTCATTGGTTTGACTCTTAAGAAATAGTACATACTTTTTTAAAGAATTTAGATCATCATTGTTGAAATTTTTTGCCTGTGAAATCAATTCATTAAAATAAATTAATTTGTCTGCATCGAATGAGTTAAACATCAGCATTATGTTTGAAATTAAATCTTGTTTAATAATGTCAAAATCCGTATTATCAGATGTCACTTCCATGGGAACATCGTATCCCATTAACCAAGCCTCTGATACATCCAAAGCATATGCCAAAATGGATAGCTTATCTTGTCTTGGAAGAACTTTCCCAGATACATATTGACTTAAATCACTTTTTGATATTTTTATATCATATGGATTATTTTTACATCTGTCCAAAATATCTATCTGTTTTAGGTTTCTCATTTTCATAATTAATTTTAATCTTGTAGAAGTATTAGTTTTCATATTTCTTCCTCCTTGCAATAATTATACCACATTTTGAATATAAGTTCAAGAAAAATAAATATAATTGTTATAATATTCAATAAAAATGAACATTTTTATTGACAGAAAAAAAGTATGGTGATATAATGTTATTGTTCAAATTAATCAAACATTTTAAAAAGGAGGTTTAAGAAAAATGAATTACGATTATTCAAAATTAAATGGCAGAATTATTGAAATCTGCAAAACTCAAGCTAACTTTGCTTCTAGGATGGGATTATCAGAAAGAAGCATATCACTTAAGTTGAACAATAGAATTCCATTTAATCAAGTAGAGATTGATAGAGCTATCAGCGTCTTGGGTATAGTGGATACTGAAATACCCAATTATTTTTTTAAAAAAGAAGTTCAAAAAAATTAAATTATTTTTAAAAAAGTTTTAAATAATAGAATCAAAAGGAGGAATGAGTTTGGAAAAAGATGTAAATCAAAAAAATCTAGAAAATGAAGAAATGAATTCATTCCTCGATTGGTTGGTAGAAAATATTCTGCTACAGGATGATGAATTTATTGAACAGTTAGTTGTGAAAGAAGCAAAAAGGAGATAAAAATATGGGTAAGGATTTATCAAAAATCGAGAAATTGAGAAATGAAATAAAAATTTTGGATGAAAAAATAAAAAATCTAACTCAGCAATTAGAAGAACTTAAGTTAGATTCGGATTCATCAATAAGTGTTGACGAAATTGTAAAAGGTATTAAAGAAAAATTATAATTGTTTATTTAGTCAATGGTTTCTATGCACTGATACAGCATCAAGAGATAAAAATTTTTTCTAATGTTAAAGATAAAACTGGTTTCTCCTCTATATTATCAAATCCCTCCTTGATGCTGTACTAGTGCATAAGAAGCACTATGTTTTCTACAAAGTGGCCAGTTGAAAGCAAAAAGAAAAAGGAATCTATGTGTCAGCATAGACTCCAAATTTCCGACTTTTGTTTTCCCAATAACCTTGCAGTTCTAATACATTTTTCGTTTTCCAACGGGCAAGTAAATCTGACACTATACTTGTCGATATTAGAACATGATGTATTATCATTTCTTTAGGTCACATCTCTTTATGCAGAGTCGACCTGCATAATTAAATTGCCTCTTAGCTTCAGCTATTAATTGGGGCGGGCATAATCAAAATGGCTTTCAAAAATACCACCTCTTTCTGCCTTTAGGCAAATATATTGTATCATTTTTAAATATATTTGTCAAACTATGGTATTTCAGTCACTTTGTAGAAAACACAATTAATCAAAGGAGGTAAAATGGCAAGAAGAATAAAACATTTTGGTGGTCAGCATGAAACACGACCTATCAAAGATAAAAAACAATTGGATGAATTATTCTATTATCTTTTGAATGAACGTGAAAAAGCAAAGAGTCCTATTAAGAAATATCAAGCTGATAGAAATTATATGCTTGTCCTGGTAGGAATGAATACAGCTTTTAGAGCTGAAGACCTCTTACAGTTAAGAGTTTGTGATGTCGCAAAAGGATACATAAGTATTAAAGAAAACAAAACTGGAAAGATGCAGAATTTCAAAATGAATAAGAAGTTCCATCAGGAAGTTCTTGATTATATCAAAAGAAATGAACTTTCAAACTACGATTATATGTTTCTTGGACAAAAGAAAATAGTTAATGGTAGGAAATATATTTATCCAATTAACCGTCAGCAAGGGCATCGAATAGTATCAAATGCAGGAAAAGCAATAGGAATACCCTTTGTATTTGGTCTTCACAGCTTGCGAAAGACATTTGGTTATCAATTCATGAAGACAAACGATGGAGCGGGTGCTAGTTTGCTGACTTTGATGAAAATGTATAATCATGATTCACCAGATGTAACATTAAGGTATGTTTGTTGGGGAAAAGATGATGCAGAGGCTGCAAGGGAAGCAGCATTTATTGGAACAAAGAAAAAATAGGAAAGGAGGAAAAAGAATGAAGTTAATCAATTTAACACCACATCCAATTGTGCTAATCAGTGATAGTATGACAGCAGAAATAAAGCCATCTGGTCTTGCTAGGTGTAAAGTTACTACTGAAAAGGTAAGAGAAGTAAATGGATTTCCAGTAAATAGAAATTCATACTCACAAGTAGTTGGTTTGCCAGAGCCAAAGAAAGATACAATTTATATCGTTTCTGCTATTGTTGCTAAAGCGGTTAATGGCCAAAGAGATGATTGTATTGTTGTGGATCAAACTGTTCGAAACGAACAAGGTCAAATAATTGGCTGTAAGGGTTTTGCAATAATTTAAGATAATTTAATAAAAAGGGGGGTAAAAATGATTGCATTAATTATTACAAATATTATTTCTATTATAATAATATTTTTTCAAAGAGCTAAGTTTTATCGACTTATGGATGAATTTTTAATAGCCAAAACAGTAGCTATGTTAAAAGATAGAGAATTAAAGAGGATAAAGGAAAACGATTATGAAAGGAAATGAAGCATTAAAAAAGATTTGTCTAGAGTGTCAGCGATTGATGGGTGAAAAACAGGTGGCTTGTCCATGGAGAAGTATTTCAAATGAATATTGTGAAGAATATGAATCAATAAAAAATGAATTAGAAATATTGGATATTATAAGGCATAATTCTATTATTACTGAAACCAATTAGACAGTAGAAATAAATGTTGAATTATTCAAATGTAATCAAGAAAAAAATATAAAAAAATAAAAGAATGGATTGAAGAATAAATAGTCAAAAGAAAGAAGGTAAGAAAATGCAAAATACAACGATGAAGTTTTATAGAGGCGATGTAATAAGAAAGTTAGTAAAGAAATATGGAGCAAAAAAACAATTTACAGAAGAGGAAAAAGGATTGTTTTTAGCTTATGATAAAAAGTCAAAAACATGGACAGCTTGTGATAATAGTGATGGAAATTGCTGGGTTGAAGATTTTAACTCCAGAAAAGATGCAATAAAGTGGTTGTTTGGAGTTTGATATGGTCTATACAAATATGAAAGTAAAAGAATTTCTTAAAACATTGAAAAAAGGAACACAGATAAAAATAGGTACATGGTGTAGTGAAGTAAAGTTTGCGCTTGAGCATGCCCCTATCCAAAAGTTAGAAAGTATGATGTATGCATGGAATTACCAAGGTGAAGATAGTATAGGTAGAAGTTACTTTACTATATATGTATAAGAAATTCTCTAAAAAGTATAATTTACGAAAAGCGAAAACGATAAAGATTATATTGGGAGGATTAGAAATGGTTCCTTATTTCTGTAATTTTGAAGAATTAGAAACGGCTATAAAAAAAGCAAAAAATTCAGAAGAGATTAAAAAAATTTGGTATTCTACAGAACAAAGAAACTGTCCTATAGAATGGGTTCAATATGCTTATAAAAAATTCCATCAAAAAATAAATGAAGAATATTTTAAGAAAAAGCAAAAAGAGAAATGAAAGTTAAACAATTCTTATCAACAGGCAGTTGGATTAATGATGAAATTAGAATTTTACGTTAAATAAAATCACGGTATCATTTTTATAAATCAAAAATATGAGTTTAAGAAAAAAAACTAAAAAAAGTTAAAAATAATGTAAAAAAAAGTAAAAAAATGACTGAAATAAAATTCGGTCATTAAAGAAAAAAATTATACACTTTTAGGGATTATGTATCATTTCTATAAGTGAAGAAAAGAGGTTAAAATGAATAAACAAGAATTCAAAAAAAGCAGTTGCTACACTTGTAAGTATAGTGGCTTTCTAGATAGACTTGGATGGGTAAAATGCTGTTTAAAAGATGTTGAACATATTTTACCACAGTATAATTGCAAAGATAAAATAAAGGAAAGTTAGGAATATAATCATGAAATATCAACCAGAATGTAAATTTTGTCATAGAGTTATAATGAATGTTGACAATAAAATGTTTCACAGTCAAGAAGAAGCTAATGAATATGGCACACTTAATTGCAATTGTGAAACAGCTAAAGATAATCTAAATAAATTAAAAAGCATTAATAAACTTAATGAATATATTGACAACTTAGAGCATTCTTTTCAAGATAATAGTATTGAATTATCTGATGAGATTAGAGAAATGCTAAAGAAAATAGGTATGCATGTATTGAAGTATGATTGCGCAATATCCTACAATTATCCACCACTTAAAATTAGTTTTTCACTAAATAAGAATGAAAACTTGATTATTAATACTGTATTTACCGAATCTAAAAAAGCACAAATATAGGAGGAAAACAGAATGAGTAACTTTCAACAATTAATGATAGCAGATGATGGCAGCATCACTGTTGAAGAAAAAAAGTTTATACATTTGCACAACGAAATCATTCACTGCGGAAGGATGACTTGTGAATTTGCCATTCAAATGGCAATAAAACTCAAAGAAATGAGAGATGCCAAATTGTATTCAATTGCAGGGTTTGAAACATTTGGAGATTACGTAGAGCAAGCTGTAGGTTTAAAAGAAAGGCAAGCCTACAATTACATCAAAGTTTATGAAGATTTGCCAAAAGAATTTTTGCAATCGAATGCAAAAATAGGTGTAACAAAATTAACTTTACTAGCTAGCATTACTGCATCAACTAGAGAAGAAATAATGGAAAACGAGAATGTTGAAGAAATCTCTGTTAGAGAACTAAAGGATAAAATAAAGGAATTAGAAAAAACAGCAGAAAGAATGCAACTTGATTTGGATTTTTCTACTAGTGAAAAAGAAAAAGCACTAGAAGAAATAAAGGAAAGTCAGAAAAAGCAATTAGAAGAATTAGAATTAAAGCAAAAAAAGCAACTTGAAAAACTCAAAAAAGATAAAGAAAAACTTAAGCAAGAAGTAGAAGCATTAAAAAATGCACCTAAGGAAATTGAGACAGTGTATGAAAAAGATCCTGAACTTGAAAAGAACCTGGAACAAACTACAAAAACGCTCCAAGCAAAAGAATTAGAACTAAACAAAAAGCAAGAAGAGATAGATATATTAAATAAAAAACTATCTGCAAGTAATAATTCGATGACTATTTTCAAATTAAAATTTGAAGACTTTCAAAAAATCACAAATGAATTATTACAAGCATTATTAAATGTTCCTGAAGAAAAAAAGAAGAATTGTGAAAAAGCGATAAAGGCAGTATTGGAGGGATTGAGGGTATGCTAAAAAATGAGTATATTGAACTTCTTATTCAGGATAATGAAACAACAGGAAATAAAAAGAAATTATATTCAGATGTTATTGACTGTACAGAAATAGCCTTATCTCAAATGCCTGATAATTTTGAAGTCGATGCATCAATTGGCTTAGATAAATTGTTTGGAGAAATAGAAAAAGCAGGAAGAAATAGTGCTAATCAATGTGTGGGTCCATTTGAAGCAGCTGAATTAATTGCAAAATTATTAGGCGCAAAATATGTGCGTGCATCAAGAAGAAAAGAAAAAATAGTTAACTTAGAAGACTTTTTATAGGTGTAATATGAAAAAAAAGTTAGTAGATGAAATAAGAAATTCTATGATTAATTATAATAGAATTTCCTATAATTTTTTGGATTTTGTAAAAGATTCATTTGAAAAAATAATGTTTTATCATAAAGAGGATAAAAAAGTATATAAAGGTTATTGTTCTTGTGGAGCAGAAAATATACCACTTGAAAAGCCAAAATCTGGACATTATATTATTTGTCCAGCATGTGGTAAAAGGGTTAAATTAAAAAATGATGTATATAAAGGTAGAAATAGTACAAGTAAGGTATGTACATATGTTGATAAACTGAATGATGGGTATATTCAAATCATTTATATAGGTACACAAAGAATTGAATACAATCCAACTGAATCACCAAAGGTAAAAGTATATGTTTCATTAAGCGAGGAACAAAGGGATTTCCTTGATAAAAACTTAATCTTTTACCAATATCATCAACAATACCAATACAAGTTTATTGAAGGAGGTTGGCAAAAATCTGGAAAGTGGATAAAAGGACGTGCGCATAAGCATGGTATGGGATGGAATGGATGGTACTCTGAAGATGTTGAAATGTTTATTTATCCATTCAATTTGGAAGATATAGTAAAGGATGATAATAAATTTAAATATTCAGGTTTAAAATTGTTTGCGCAAAATATAGGATATAATCCTTTATGGTATTTAAAACAATATTTAAAATATCCACAAGTTGAAAAACTATTGAAAGTTGGTTTATATAAAGTAGCATTTTATTTAATAGATAATAATGATTATTATCTTAGTAAAGAAGAACGAATTAATAAAGATGGCAAAACAATAGAAGCAATTTGTGGTTTAAAACAAAAAAGTGATTTGAAAATTGCAGCACAATACAACCTTACACCTGTTCAAATAAAAGCGTTAATTAAGATGAATAATTGGAAAAGTGAAAAAACATTTGAAAGAATTAAATTTATTGCAAACTTAATTATGCATTCTGGTAGTGATTTTGAATATCCATTTATTTCAAACGAAAAATTATGTCTCTATTATGAAAAAAATAAAGGAAAAAGAACTGCTAGTGAATTTATTAGAGACTACACTGATTATATAACAGCTGCAATAGCCTTAAAAATGAATGTAGAGGATACTAAAGTAAAAACACCTCATGATTTTACATATTGTCATGATATTTGCATAGCAAGATATGAAGAACTTCTAGAAAGAAAAAGAAAGATACAAGAAGCGAAAAGAAGGAGAACATTTAAGAAATTATCACTTGATTACGATAAAATTTTTTCTTGTGAAGAAAAAAAATACTCTATTGTAGTTCCATTAACCAAAGAAGACTTGATAAAAGAAGGAGAACAAAATAAAAACTGTGTTGGTGGATATGATGATAGAATTGCTGATGGATATTCAATTGTTCTATTTTTAAGAGAAACAAAGAATAAGGAACAATCATTTTGTACAGTTGAGCTAAATCCTAAGACATATAAAATCATCCAATGTAGATTTTATGATAATGATCCGGCTCCAGAAAATGCTAGAAAATGGTTAGAAAAATATATAGAAAAAATTAAATTGAAAATAAAACTAGCGTAGAAAGGAAAAAAAATGTCATATAAAAAGATATTTGACGAATTAGGCATTCAACAAAAAGATTTATTAACAGAATTAAATAGATATGATAGTAGGATGGATAAACCTTTATTATCAAAAATAGTAAATCATATTGTATTACCTACTAAACATCAATTAAAAACTATTTGCACATTTTTGAAATGTCATGTATTAGATCTGTATGATGCGGATGAAATAGATTTAATAAGTGTTTCAAGAAACGTTAAAATTGATAAAAAGAGAAAAAGCAAGTCGAATAAATACAACTTGCATGTTGAAATAGATAGAACAATTGCAGAAAAAGTTTTATCAAAATCATCGCTTAAAATATTAGGTATAGATAAATTAAGTGATTATATTAGAGATTGCATTGATGTTCTATCGCTAAAACTTGAGCGAATCAAAAATCAAAATGAAAAGACTTCCTCCGAAGAAGAAGTCTAACCACCACCATTATTATACCAAAATTAGAATAAATAATCAACAAAAAAGAGATAAGTGATTGCAGTCACTTATCTCTAAAAGTCTAAGCATTGTATGTTATGCTGTTTCCTTATATATATAGTATATCATATTTTGCTAAAAATGTCAAGAAAAAAAGTGCCTTTTGAGGCATTAATGTCCTAGTAATAGGTATTAACATAACAACGATATTATAGTAGATGAGGATATATTATATGAGTAAAAGATTAAACAAAAAAGACAAATATATTGTAGATGATATATTTACAAATGATTCATCAATGTACGAAGATAACCTTCAGGAAAAAATAGAAGGATTACGTTCTAAAGGTGGAAGATATAGAATTAAGACAATCAAGTCAGGCGATTATTTAGAAAGTGAGGTTTATCCAATTTGGGATACTAATTCTGAATTGAGAAAACCAAGAGCAAAAGAGACGAGACAAGCACAAAGAAATCTTAATAATAAAAATACAATTAAGAAACTTATAAGGTTAATGAATTGTAATTTCACTGACAAAGATATTATGTGTACTTTTACATACGACGATGCACATTTACCATCAGATATTAAAAGGGCACAACGTGATATGGTGAATTACTTGAGAAGGTTAAAAACATATGTCAAAAAGCACAATCTTCCAGAGCTTAAATATATTTATGTAACAGAGTATAGTGAAGAGAAGAAAATAAGGGTGCATCATCATTTGGTTATTAACTTTGCGGATAGAGACATTGCAGAAAAATATTGGAAGGGAGGAGCTAGAACACAATCAAGAAGGTTACAACCAGATGAATTTGGATTAGAAGGACTCGCAAGATACATTACCAAAGATCCTAAAGGTACAAAAAGATATACTTGTAGTCAAAATTTAAAAAAGCCTATAGTTACTGTTGCAGACAGTAAGATGACAAGCGCAAAAGTGTTAAAGTTAATCGAACATAGAATTGATGTAAGTGCCTTTTTCACAAAGATGTATAAAGGCTATAAATTCACTGATATGCAAGTAGCTTTTAGTGATTATGTTGCTGGCGCATACATTCATGTTAGGATGAAATGTTAAAATCAAAGGGAGGAAAAATAAATGGCAAAAAATAAAAGTAAACCAACTAAATATGATGAATTGATAAAACCACATTTAGATGAAATAAAACGTTATGTATCCCACGGTGTAACAGAAGAAGAAGTGCGTAATTTTTATGGAATTGGCAAGACTATGTGGTACGAATATAAAAAGCGGCATAGCGAACTAAACGAACTACTATGTAATGCAAAGCAAATATGCCGCGTTAATTTGCTGAATCGTGCATTTGAAGTAGCAAATGGCTATGAATATACTGAGACTACAACCGAAGAAATTAAAGATAAAGATGGTAATGTCACAGGTACAAAAACAAAAATAGTGAAACGCTATGCTAGAGCTGATGCAGGAATGATTCAATTCTTGTTAATTAATCGTTATCCAGAAGATTTTGCGAAGGATCCTCAAGTCCTAAGTATTAGAAAAGAAGCTCTTAAAAATAAAGGTGCTAATGCTGATGATAAAATTACAGAAGAAGTAGTAGGTATCTGAATGCTAGATAGGATACATCAGTTTTATTTAGGTAAAGAATATAAAGATTTATCTTATTTACTTAAATTAAAAAGTTCAGGTAGATGTAATGAATGTGGTAGAACTTTTTCCATTGATAGACTTAGAACACATCATATTATTGAGTTAACGTTAAACAATATTGATGATGTAAGTATTACTTTAAATCCTGATAATATTAAAGTTGTGTGTCATGACTGTCACAATAAAGAGCATCGGCGATTTGGTGGAAGAGTCAATAAAAAAGTTTATTTAGTTTATGGTGCACCTTGTTCTGGTAAAACATCATATGTAAATCAAGTTGCTACAAGATATGATTTGATTGTTGATTTAGATAGAATACATAAGTCAATTTGTATCTGTGATATGTACGATAAACCAGAGTCGACTAAAAAGCTATCATGGGATATTCGTGATCTATTGTTGGATGCAATCAAGGTTAGAAAAGGTGAATGGGAAAATGCGTATGTTATTGGCACGTATCCAAAGCGAAGCGAGCGTGAAAGATTAATAACCGAACTTGGTGCAGAACCAATTTATATCGAATCTACTAAAGAAGAATGCATCAATAGAGTTCAATCTAGTGATGAAAGAGTGGCTGTGAAGGAAGAAGTAATAAAGTGGATAGAAAAGTATTTTGCTGAATTTAGAAAGTAAAATCTAGATATTCCCCCCTATTTTGATTTTTTTCAAAACTTTCACAATACTCCACAGCGCCAACGGGAGAAATCAAAATCCATTTTTTTGACTTTTTTTTGTGTAAAAAAGTTTTCAAAAATTTTTTTGAAAGATTGGAGGTCCAAGTATGGAAAAAAAACAAGGAAATAAAGAGTTGCAACAGCCAAATATTGCTGAATTAGAGTATAACCGATTAATTGAGTTATACAAACAATCTGGCGTAGATGAGGCTAAATTGGCCGTTAATGATAAACTTATCTATAAAGTTGCAGAGCTTTATGAAGTATTAGAAAAAATTAAAGGACTTCCAACTTTAGTTGTTGATAAAATGGGCAATACAAAAGAAACCGGCGCTGGAAAAACTCGCGTAAAGTATATGGCCCAATACACCAATTGTATGGTTAAACTTAATAAAGATTTACTAAATACAGATAACAATGATGACGATGATGAGTTGTCAGAATTCGAGGATGATGATTGATGCATATTATCGGAGAAGAAAACAAAAGTTATTTATTAGAGTATTACCATCTTTGTAAAAGTGGTGATAAACTAATAGGTCAAGAACTTATGACAGCATTGGATATGTATGTGCTAGAACTTGATTGTGATGAATATAGACTCTATTTAAAGCCTGCTCATAAAAGGATATCTTTCATTGAAAAACATATAAAACATTTTGAAGCCCCATTTGCAGGGAAAACATTCTTACTAACAATAGAACAAAAAGCAATTGCTGAAACTCTATTTGGTTATCAATACTTTGATCCTGAATATAGCAAATGGGTAAGGCGATTTCAAGAAATATTACTCCTGATGGCTCGTAAAAATGGTAAGACTCCATTTTTAGCAGCTCTTGCTATAGCAGATTTCTTCTGTGGGACAATGGGACAAAAGTTTCTTTGCGCATCAAATGACCATGAACAAGCATCTTTAGTGTTTGATTGTATCAACAACTTCAGAGAAGAAAGTCATATTCTTGAAAGATGTACTAGAAAAAACAATCAAGGTATTTTTTTTGGTAATCGCAAACAAAAGAAGAAAAAAGGCAAATACACCAAACAAAATAAAGGATCCATCAAAAAGATGTCCGCAAAGTCAGGGGCAAAAGAAGGTAGAAACTTAAAGTTTGCGATTGTAGATGAAGTTCATGAGATGAAGGATGACAAAACCGTTATGCCTATTCGGACTTCACTTACTACTCAAGAAGAACCAGTTTATTTTGAAATAACTACTGAAGGAGTAGTAACAGATGGATATTTGGATAAGCGACTCGGAGAAGCTAGAAAGGTTTTAAAAGGTGAGTTAAAAAGACCAAGGTGGTTGATTTGGCTATATACACAGGATTCAGAACAAGAAGTATGGCAAGATGAATCAACATGGGTTAAGTCTAATCCATTACTTGGAGTTTGTAAAAAGTGGAGTACATTAAGAGGCCTTGTTGAAGAAGCAAGAACATCAAGAACAAAACGAGCATTCATATTGGCCAAAGAATTTAATATTAAGTATTCAAGACCAAATGCATGGCTTGAGGAAAAAACAATTCTTAAAAATGATGGTACATTCAATTTAAAAGATTTTAAAAATAGTTGGTGCATCGCAGGAGTTGACTTGTCGGAAACAAATGACTTATCAGCTGCAACATTACTTTTCTTAAAACCAAATGATAATACTAAGTATTTGCACACGATGTATTTCGTGCCTGAATCGAAAGCAGTCGATCCAATTTTTACAGAAAGTCCAACCAATGCAGAAAAGAAAAATTATCTAGAGTGGGAAGCTGAGGGATGGTGCCGTGTGGTAAATGGAAACATTATCGATGATAATATCGTAGCAGAATATCTTTGGGAGGTATTTGAAGAATATAGTATTCGGCCGTATCGAGTAGGATACGATGCATGGAAGGCGCGAGAATTCAAAAATCGTGTAGCTAAAAACTTTGGAGATCAAGTGCCTGTTCAAGTTGGTATGAATACATTTACGCTAAATGTTCCAACTTGTAATTTAGAAGATGATTTAAAAGATTGTTTGGTAAATTATCAATCAAATCCGATGTGCATATGGAATTTTAAAAATACCGCAATCAAAAATGATTCTAAAGGTTTAGCAATGCCTGTAAAGCTTCAGGGTTTTATTGGAAACAAAATTGATGGTACAATGTCAAAAGTAATCGCTTATGAAGTTTTGAAAGAGTTTAAAACGCAATTTATGCAGAAAGTGGGGTAAAAAATGGTATTAGAAAATTATCAAAATAAAGTAAAGTGTCCAATACATGGATGTTTGATTGGTAAATATGATTCGCGAGTAGGAATTGTAAATACTACTTTTTATTGTCCAAAATGTAAAAAAGAGTATACTTTTACGATTCGTGCACAAAAAAATAAAGAAAAATCTAGTAATAATGTTGACAAATAAAAAAACACTATGTTATAATAATGGTATGAATTTAATATGAAGTTAGTTCAAATCCATTTCAGATACCCAAAGTACTCCGTATAAGATATTATTCTGGTGAGTCGTTTAAACATACATGGATATGTTTTCGGCTCGCCATTTTTTATTGCATGAGCCGTTGAACGGCTCATTTTTTGTTTTAGGAGGAAAAAAGATTATGGTGTTTGAGAAAATAAAGAAGTTATTAAAAGTTGGAAAATATAACACAAAGGTTCAAAATTCGTTAAATCGATTAATTAGTTTAGATAGTCCAATTATTTCTAACTTCGGCAAAGATATTTATGCATCAGATATTGTAAAAACCGCTGTGCATAGGATTGCTGAAGAAGTATCAAAAGCCTATCTTAGAAGCGTTGTTCAAAAAGTAAATAGTGCCGCTAAAATAAAGATTAATGATGATGATTATAATTTTATTTTTACTACACGTTTTAATCGTTTGATGACTTCGCATGATTTTATGTACAAACTTGGATATATGCTAGTCAAAAACTGCAATGCATATATTTACCAAACATTTGATGAAGTTCCGATTAAGGGAACTGACTTAGTGAAAAGGGTGCCTAAAGAGTTTTATATACTAGATCCAGATGAAGTAACAATTTAT